CCGTAGGCTCCAGCTCAACCAGTTGCAGGAGGGTGAGGTTAGAGAGAGCCTTAACGGGCGGATGGAGGGCTTCTGGAAGCCTCGTAAGGCTGTCATTGCCCAGAAGACTAGTCTGACTACTGGTGGGTCTCCACTTAGGTTGCCTTTCTACACCATTGATGCCAGCAAGAGCATTTCGGCGGCATCGGTTACGGATGAGGTGTTAAGCCTTACAATTAACTCTCATGGCTTTGATGCTGACACTACTGGGTACGCCACTATCTCTGGGCTTGCTGGCAATGTAACGATTAATGGGGTGCGTGAGTTGACCTATGTCAATGCCGATACCATGAGTTGCGTTGTGGCTGGGTTAACGACTATCAGCGATCAGGCTGGTACGCTTAGTGCGACCTTAATCAATGACAATGTGGTTTCTGATGTTCGCGCGTCTTGCTTGTTCAGCAATCCCAATGAAACCAATAAGGAGTACATCCTTGTGGCTACAAATGCCGGGGTTAAGAAGATTGAGGTATCCAAGTTGGCGGACGCTGGTACTGCTGGGGTCACAGATTTGACCTTCCCTACTGGCATTACCTTGGATGCTGGGGTCGAGGTGTCAATGATACAGGTCTTCGATAAGGTAATCATCTTCCGTGGTGGGCAGTCTGCGCTGCAGTGGGATGGAGTTAGCACCCAGTTCTACAAGGTTCCGGGTGGCCCATACCAAGCAGGTAGGGATTACAATGGTAATAACAACATTACCATGAATAATGGGACAGCCACCATCACATTAGTTGCTGGTGACTACCAGTTGTCTAGCGGTATTGCTAAAGGCGTTGGGATTTCTTATGATATTTTAAGTGCTACTGCTGGTACAAACATCGTTACCATTGCAACATCAATAGCTCACGGGTTGACGACTGGAGGCTCCGTGTTAATTGACGGGATAACACAATCCGCTGGGCCAGACCCTAACGGAGTGCGTGTGGTCACGGTTACAAACACCACCACCTTTACAATTCCTCTGACTGGGGCTACTGGCACATACACTGTTACTGGAGCTACGGTTCGCAAGGCAAGCAACACCATAATGTTTCCTGCGTTTTTCGATGATGGTTTTATTCCATCGCCAGTTGATGATTTCTACAATAATGCAACGCTTTCGATTTCTGCAGCCACAAGAACAATTAACGACTATAATGGTTCTACCAAGGTTGCTACATTAGCGACTGGTTCATTTTTCCCTGATACCGAGTACGCATTCACGGCACTTCAAGATAACCCTTTCTCCATTGGACAATCATTAAGACTGGCTAAAACTAGTTCCGTGTTTGAGGTTCTAAATGTTGGTGACATCTTGAATGTTTCTGGGCTTCCAACATACAATAAGTGGACATTTTTTACTACTGAGCCTAATGGAACCCATACCATTCATTACTCCCAACAGGAGTCAATCGGTCTTGGCTTCTCTTATATGCCCGGCCCACCTTGGGCAACCTACTTCCAACGCCGCCTATGGATGCCATATCTGTACGAAAATGGTGGCACATTGACGGTTTCTGCCTACACTAGCCGTGGAATTGCTGACGAGATCATTGCTTCCGACATTTTAGACAGCAACACCTATGACCGGGTGCTAAATCAATTCCGCATTTCTGGAGGCACGGCTGACTATGTGGTGGCAATGCACGGGTTTTACGACGATGCGTTGGTTGTAATGAACCGCAATAGCATCCATGCGGTTGTTGGCACTCAAGGAAGCCTTGCAGACACCGTGGTCAAGGAACTAACCAATGAGGTTGGATGCTTGGCTCGCAAGTCCGTGGTGATGCAAGCCAACAACCTACTATTCCTGTCTGACAATGGTGTGTATGCCCTTACATTCCTCAACGATTATAACCTTCGTGGTACGGAGGAACCGCTTTCAAAGAACATCCAGCCATATATTGACCGCATCAACGCCAGACTAGCTGGAAATTCTACTGCGGTTTATTACGACAACAGGTATTACCTTGCGGTTCCGCTGGATTCTGTAGCGGGAGCTGATGATGCACAGGGAAACAACGCTATTTTGGTATTCAATTTCTTAAATAAAGGTTGGGAGTCGCTCGACACCTATGGTAACTCTGGGTTTTTGATTACGGACTTTGTAACTGCTGGGGCCGGCGTGCGAAATAACCTGTACGCTGTGTCATCTAGCGGTGGAATCCATAAAATGGAGGCAGTTGACTTTCCAGCAGATAGCATTTCAGCCGAGTTTGGTAGTTCTACTATTGATTCTGAGTTAATTAACTCATCATTAACAACCCGTGGATACGATCTCGGAACCCAAGAGCGCAAAAGATTTACTGACTTTCAGACCCAAATGCAATCTTTCCCTGCTGGATCACCATCTACCTTCAATGTGTCATTTTCAACGGAAGATCCAGATAATGCCTTCCTTATTGGTAGCACTGACGCTTTAATTGGCGATCTATCTAATAGCGATAATGAAGAAGAAACAGCTAATGTAAGAGGAAGGCTTGGTGGACTTCGCGGCTATACGGGAACTATGATCTTGACAAGGACTAGTGGCTCCCCCAAAGTGCATTCAGTTAAAATATCAGGAGCGGTTTCCAACCGCGCAATCATATCACAGAAATAAATTATGCCAGTCGTCAATACAACTAGGACATTTACTAACAACGAACAAATTACATCCACGAAGCTCAATGAGATCATGGATAATTCGTCCTTTGTCTCTGGTGCTGTAGTGCCAAGTAGAGGCCTAGAAGTTACCGCAGGTGGTCAACTTCAGGTATCTAATAGTGGGATTACTACTGCTTTGCTTGAAAACTCAAGCACCACAAGTAATGGTGTAACTGCCGCTAAAATTGCTAACGGAGCTGTAATTACTGAAAAGATTTCTAATTCGGCCGTTACCACAATTAAACTTGCAAACTCAACTAGCTCAACAACGGGTGTCACCACTGCTAAAATAGCGGATTCCAATGTGACAACTGCCAAACTAGCCAATGCTAGCGTAGTCGCTGAAAAGTTAAGTGGCGCACAAACTGGAAATGCTCCCGTTTATGGGATTCGAGCTTATGCAAAAGTCCAAGCAAATGGTACAATTGACATAAATAAAGGTTTCTCTTCAATTTCAAGAGGTGGTAATGGATTTTATGATTTAACACTATCAACCACCCCAACATCAGTTCCAGCTATTACAGCTACATGTCACACTCCGAGTGGAAACAGTTTTAATTATAGTGCGGCTGTTCAAATAAATTCGTCAAGTTCTTTTACTGTTAAAACTGGTTACGAAGATGTTGGACAATTAAATGACTCCGACTTCTCAATTATGGTTATTTATTGATGAACCAGCACCCAGCTAAAGCAATAGCAATTTATGAATAAAAATAAAATTTACAACATTAGCAAGGTTGTTTTCCTTGTGATTTTTGGTTTGTGTTTAAAGTCATTAAATAGTGACGCAGAATACAATTATTGCTGGGTTCCGCTTGCCTTGGCTGGGGCTGGAATTGCATCATCTTTGTTAGGGGGAAGAAAATCAAAAGCAAAAGCCCCACCTCCTCCAGTTGACATATTTGCAAGCGGTATCGCAAACAAGCAAGCCTCTGGGCTTTTGGATTACTATCGGACGAATGTTCCGGGTTTTATAGGTCTCCAAAATGAACTCGGGCCACAGCTAATGGCTCAATCCCTTGGGCAAGGGCAACAATACCTACAAGGTGTTAACGGTCAAATGGGACTATTCGGGTTAAGCCGAATGGCTGGTGAGGAAACGGGACAAACCCTTACCGACCTTCGTGCTGCTGAACTTGCACAGCAAACTGGTCAGACTGGGTTGACTCGCGGTCTTATGGCTGCGCTCTCGCCAGAACAGGCTGCAGTTGTACAAGCATCTGCCCAAGAGGCAGAAAGAGCTAGGGCATCAGCCCAAGGCGTGACCCCAGAGGAGCAGCGGATGTACCAGCAGACCGCTAGAGAAGCGGCGCAAGCGTCTGGTCGCCTTGGTGGCAATTCTGCCATTGCCGCAGAGATCATGGGTCGTGAGAATGTGATGGCAGCAAAACGCGCAGAAGCAGCACAGGCTGGACAGCGTGCATACAGTCAAGCTGGAGAATTCTACACCAACCCCGGACTACAAGCACTTAGAAGTGCGCCACAATCCTACACCGCTGGGATGGGAGCGTTGGGAATTGGACTCACTTCAGGCCCAGCATCATCCGGGCAGTTTGATTATAATATGCCACTTGGATTTGCACAGCAAATGGGTGGAGCGCAGAACCAATACAACCAAGCAGTCTACCAGACCAACCTCGCCAACCAACAAGCAAAAGCACAAATGTGGCAGGGTATTGGAAGCTCCTTAATGGGGGCTGGAATGAACATGGGTGGAGGCGGGTTTAACTTTGGAGGTGCTGGTGGTGGTGCTGGAATGCAAACCGCACAAAGCCCTTGGGGAAATGTAAGATATAGCTACACTTAAAATTATGGCACTATTCGCAGGACAAGTACAAACAGCACCATATCAATCGCCAGACTACGGGCCTTCCGTAGCAGCTGCTAGGGAACTAGCTATGACTGGAGCGCAGGGAATTGCTGGGATGGTTGGTCAAGTGGGAGACTACTTCAAGCAGCAGGGGGAGAAGAAGAAGCAAGTTAAAGCCGCATCAACTCAAATTGACGCTGCTCTTAAACTCATGCCAGAACTCGCCCCGATCCTTGGAGATGTTGGTAATAGACTCAAGGACGAGGATGTCTCGTTGACAGATAGATTCGCAGACGCATCAGTTGTTCCCGATCTTATCAAGAACAGCATGAGCGGACTAATGAGCCAGCAAATGATGAACCTTCGCCAGCAGAAGTTTGCCGCATCACAAGCCCAGGCATCTGGTGGTGGTGCTTCTGGTGGTGGTGGAGACTCTTCAAACATTAACCCATTTACTGGACAACCTTATTAAAATGGCTGAGCAAATTCAATCCCTGTCTAGTCTTCTTCCAGAATCCTCTCCATTTGGCAGGAAATTCATGGAGGCAGATGTTCTTATTTCTGATCTTGAAAACACTGGTTATAGTAAGCAAGCTCAAGATTACAGAAATAAAATTATTTCTCAAGTTGAACTTGGGAAAAGGGCAAAAAATGCGCAAGAGGTAAAGGCCATTGCCGGGAATATCGAAGGAATGCTTGGTGGACTTAAATCACTTTCTAAGACAACTCTTGAAAAAGCACCCAAAACAGAAGAACCATACACTTACATCACTCCAGAGCAAGAAATCCAACAATATGGTGGGCCTCTTGAAGGTACATATGTGAGAAAAGGTACTGGTGGTAAGCCAGAGCGAATAGAGCCAGGTCGAACTTACGCAAGTCCAGAGGAACAGCTTAGACTTGAGCAACTTAAGGCGGCAGATCAGACATTAGGAGATGTGAAAAAAGAAGCTGAATCATTTCTTAAAATAACACCAGAATTGAATCAACTTAATAATTTGCTAGATAGTGGCGTTCAAACAGGTAAATTTCAAAACGCAATTTTGCCACTAAAACAATTTGCTACTGACCTTGGTATTTCTGTTGGTGATGTTGCAAGCCAAGAACAATTTAGAGCCATTTCTGGGCAACTCGCTTTAACATTTGGTCAAAAATTAAAAGGCAGTATGTCAGATGGCGATAGGGCATTGCTTGTTGATAAAATATCTCCATCTGTTGGTTTGACTCCAGAGGGCAATAAAATGATCATTGAATTTTATAAAGCTGGAGCTGAAAAAAACAAAATGATTAGAGATACTGTACTTAGAGGCAGAAAGGAAGGGAAGAACCCATATGAGATTGAAGAAGATGTAAATAATATAATTGATAGTGATATTATTGTTGAAAAAGTTACAAAAAAATTCCCACAATTGATGGGGCAAGGCCAACAAGCCACCCAACCTCCAACAATTAACTATACACCAGATGCTCAAAGCGCTCTTGAAAGAGCTAAAGCATTACAGCAGAAAAAATAAATGGCAAACGGCAAATTAGATGAAGAATTTAAGCTGAAGTTTAATGAAATTAACTCAGCTATGGCTGCTCTTGGTGGTGCTTTGTCAACTGCCGAACAATCTGGGGATCAAGGTGCAGTATCTCAAATTACATCTGACATACTAGCTCTTGAAGGAGAAGCTGCTAGGTTGCAACAGCAACAAATTGAAATTCAATCTCAGCAAACACAGCCAGAAATTGATTCAAGGCAGGCTGCTAGAGAATCACTTGCTACTGGAGACTACAAAGTTTACGAAGACCAACCAAATGTAAGGGTCAGCTCACTTTATGGACCTGGCTTAATGGCTGCTGGTGCAATCCCAAAACAAAACAAAAAAGAAACTGAAAAAAATCTATCTACTCAAATTGCGCAAGCTCTTGGTGTATCTAATGAAGATGTAGACCTAAAAGAGGGCTTGCCAGTTTCTGACAGAATTACCTTGGACTGGTTTCAAAATCCAGAGCTAAAAGCAGAATACATAAAAAAGAACTACCCAGATAGTTCCGAAGCACTAGTTATTGACGGAGAGCCTGTTTTTGCGGTACGGACAAACGATGGTAAAGTTTCATTGTCTACAGGGTCTGGCGGTGCAATTGAAAATGCACTAGCGATTAGCGGAGGGCTAGCCTCCGAGGTTTTTCCTACGCTCGCGGCAATTGGCGGAGGGGTTGCAGCCACTCCAGCTGGAGGCGGTGCTGGTAGTTTTGTAACTGGCCCACTTGGAGCAATGGCTGGATATACCGTTGCTGGAACGGCTCAAGATGCCGTTGTTCAATGGATAACTGGAGTAGACCAGCCAGCAACAAGAACATTTACCGACAGAGGGAAACAGGCACTTATTGCGTTTCCTATTGATCTCGCAACGGCAGGAACAGGAAAGTTTCTAGCTAGGCGCATAGGAGCGGATGTAATGCAAGAAGCGGAAAACGCGACATTGCAGTCAATTGCCAGACTTGAGAAACAAGGTAAATTCTTTGATGTTCCTGCTGGCGTTCGGTTTGGACCCCAAGGGATGGAATCACAGAAAATTCTTGCATCGCAGAAAAACGGTAAATTGCGGAGAAGGCTTGAAAAAACACAAGAGCAACTACTCCAATATGATCGGGCGTTAAAAGAAGGTCTACCGAACGAGGCTGGAGCATATCAGCAAACAATCGAAAGACTTAAAAAAGAACATGATGAGTTGACCAATCAAATCGCTGGGGACGACGAGCAAATGCGTAAACTCATTCAAGGCAATTTCCAAAAACGAGTTGATGCTTTACAAGTTGAAAGGACTGATCGTGAACCCGTTGGCAATTTCTTTAAACAATATCTAGATACAGCTGAGAAACTAGCAAACGATGCTAAAAGCGAGGCTTTTGGGGAATTTTATTCAATTGCGAACAAGAACAAGCTGAAGGTAAATCCTGATGAAATGGCTGACATTCTTCTTTCCGTTAGAAAAGAAATGAAAGGCAAGAGGAATCCTGCTACTGATTCCATTGAGCAAGAACTTAGACAAAGAAAATTCAAGCAAAAGGAGTACAACCAGTTCCTCAAAGCCGTTCGAAATGGCGAAGTAAAAGGAGACCCTGCGGTTATTCGTCGGCAACTTGACGACCTCAAAATGCAAGGCGGCCCATTGGATTATGCAACAATGAACGCCTATATTGAACGAATTGCAAAAGAGGTTCCAGAAGGCGGGGCTACAGGACAAGCTATTCCTAAACAGGTGGCAGATGTAGCATCTGCAAGACTCCAAGCGTTTAGAGATAAGATTTACGCTAGGGACGGAATGACTTCAGCTTGGGGGAAAGCTAGAATAAAAATGCAAGAAAGAATGGCATTTGAAGGACAGACCCCCGCTAAAATGATGAAAACAATGTTTGGCGATGATGTAACTACACCATCACAAGTTGTTAACACATTGATTTCAGATCCAACTAAAACAAGGCAAATATTCTCACTTCTTCATAATACGCCAGACCCAGCAATTGCTAGTCAACTTCCAGCTTTAAGGAAACAAGTCCAAGATATATACCTTGATTCAGTTGGACTTGGGCGAGTGCCTGGAGCCGACACTAAATTTGTTGATTTCAACCCAGAGGTTGTGAAGGTGCTTTGGGGTGTTGACCGAAAGGGAAACATAAACGAATTGGTAGGCCAACGGATGGTTCAAAAACTCAACTATCTAAACAAATCGTTTGCTGATGCTAAAGTGCCAATCAAGGACATTACGCCAGATGACATTGGTGCTTATTTCCAGTCTCTTGATGAAAACTCGTCAAACAGTTTAGCTAAGGCGATGGTGTCTAAGGCTAAAGCTCAAGATGATCTTGATAAATTTACAAACAATAAAGTTGTTGAGCTTGCGTTAAAAGGCAAGTGGGAGTTCCTTGATGGAGACTCCCTCCCAAAAGCATTGATTTCTAATACAACCTCATATCGTGAAGTTGGCAGGGTTTTGTCCAAAATGCCAGACGAAGAGAAAGCTGTTTTAAGGAACGACTTTATGAGAGAGCTGTTGAATAATTATCCAGGAGGGGTTCCAATGAGACGCGCTCCATACGCAACGTTCTGGGATGCAAAAAGGTTTTTGAAAGATGTTGATATTCCCAAAGGGAAATCAGATCTAATAAAGAAAATGGAAACAATTCTTGGTCCAGAAAAAACTCAAGAATTTATAGATATTTCAAGAGTGATGGACGCTACTACTGTATCTGGCGCGCCACCAAAAGATCAGATTAGGGCTACACTTGGACTTGGTGGAGCTTCGTTCTACCTTGCTGAAGGACTTGGGTCTTACGCTAGAAATGCTTTTTACTCTGCGATGCTTGGGTCAAAAGCAGCTGATAGGTCAGGGCTTCTTAAGTTCATCGCTCGTGATGCAGGCCCACAAAAAACAGAGGAAGCGTTTAGAAAGGCGATTAAATATACAATTGGGACTAGAGCGGGTGTTCAAGCACTTATGGAGCAGTCGCGGAATGACCCTAGAGTTGCCGCCGAACTTCAGAAATTTGGGGCAACACTAAAGAAAAGCGAACTTGAGGCAATTGAAACAATAGATAAACAATAAAATGCCTAAAGATCCAAGCAAAAGTAAAAAGCAAGTCCGCTACCTGCTCAGCAAGGTTTCTCCGCTTTCCTCGACGCAACAGGATAAGCTCAAAAAAGAGTTGCACTCTGGGGCCGTTAAGGTTAAAAACGGCAAGAAGACCAAATGAGCGACGAAGACCTATCAGCGATTGATAGTAAAGAGGCGATGAAAGAGTTCTTCCTTGAAGTCAAGGAAAGGGCTAAGCAATTCCCTCGGAACACTATCGAGAACTACAACCCGAATGTGGCGGCACAGATCCTCTGGATGCTGGCGCAGGGTGGGCGTATCAATGCTATTGCCAAGAAGTGCAAGGTGACGCATGAGACTGTCCGTGCGCTGGAATGGCGGCATAACGACACGCTGGAGTCAAAGCGTAAGGAGTTCTCTAAACGCTACGCCATTGCGGCGGCTGAGTACACAGACCTGCTGTTCGAGAAAGCCGAACAACTGAGCCGTGACCCAGATCAGCTCAAGGCAATCTCTCCAGACAGATTAGCGTTGACTATTGGCATTATGACCGATAAGGCTGGACAGCTCTCTGGCATGGCGAGTACCATTGTCGAGCATCGCAAGGGGCCGTCTATTGACGATGCGGCCAAGATGATTGCGGAAGCTAAGTCTAGGATTGCCAATAAAGTCAAAACGCAAGCAGTTGAAGCCGAAATCGTAGAATGATACCAGAACCAGAATCAAGATACGCAGATTACGCTAAGGATGGTGGTAATCTAGTTCGCCACTACATGGTCGAGCATGACGGCGTTCAGCACAAGTGCCATACCAGCGTTTACGCTTCGTATCTAGCCGAGAAGTTCAACGCTAAGATTTGGAATGTGGTGCTGGAGAAGTTCGTTAAGCCCTTCATTGGCGTGTGCAAACATTGTAAGAAGCGTCGAGAGCTTCACTTTGTTGACGGGAATAGAGGATCGTTCCCAGCCGAAGAGGATGCGTTTTGTTGCGAGGAGTGTGATAGTGTGTATCACATCAAAGACATCCTAATGGAGACTGGTGCGTATAAAACGAACTAATGCAGTGGCGCAAACATCCAATCCTTCAGCCTCCCAGTGATGACGAGGTAGCCTTGATGGAGCCAGATGACCTCATTGAGCTTCATCGAATCTACCATGAGGCCATCGAGAACGCTGAAAAAGACCCATTCCGCTACGGGTTCAGGCTTCCGCATTGGGAAAAAGCTGAAGAGCAATTGTCGCAAGTCTCTGAGGTTCTGGCACTCGGGGGAAATCGCAGCGGCAAAACTGCGTGGGGTTCTTACTGCGTGGTCAAAGCCGCCATCGAAAACCCAAAGTCAGAGATCTTCTGTTTTGCTCAGACCTCGGAGGTAAGCATCCGCCAGCAACAAAGCGCGGTATGGAACTGGTTGCCGCATGAGATGAGGACAAAGCAAACCTCAGCTAACGCTTACATCTCGTACACGAAGAAGAACGGGTTCACGGATAATTCGTTGATCCTACCTAATGCTTCACAGATCATCTTTAAGACATACTCTCAGTATCAGAACAATCCTACTATTCTAGAGGGTGCAGAGCTTGGTAGCCGTGACCCCCAGTGGCACAATATTGGCGTATGGCTCGACGAGTACCTTCTTGGTAATGAGCTAATTGACACCCTACGCTTCCGTCTTGCTACCCGCAATTCCAAGATGCTGGTGACATTTACCCCGATTGACGGGTGGACTGAGGTGATTAAGGAATACCTAGATGGTGCTACAAGCGTCCAGAGCGTCGAGGCTGAACTGCTCAACGGCGAACTTGTCCCCTATGTCCAGCGGAGTAAGAAGCGCAATGCCAGCGTCCATTACTTCCATTCCAAGGATAACCCTTTCGGTGGCTACGAGCGAATCAAGGAGACCCTAGTTGGAAGGCCTCGGGAGGAGATTCTAATTCGTGCGTATGGGGTTCCAGTTAAGTCCCACGCCACCAAGTTTCCCAAGTTCAATAAAGAAGTCAATGTTGTCCAGCCATCAGAGATCCCAACTACGAATGTTACTCGCTATCAGATTATTGACCCAGCGGGTGCGAAGAATTGGTTTATGGCTTGGATTGCTGTGGATGCGTCTGGCACATTTTGGGTATATCGTGAGTGGCCGGGTGTCGATGTAGGCGACTGGGCTGAGTGGAAGGGTGGTAAGTGGATGCCAGGACAAGGGGCTAAGGGGCAGGGCTTTGGTATCCGTGACTACATGGACTTGATTGCCGAGCTGGAGGGTGACGAGAAGATCTTCGAGAGACTAATTGACCCTCGGCTTGGAGCGGCAAAATACCAGTCTGCGGATGGGGCATCCTCTATCATTGAGGATTTGAACGATGCCGGCATGGTTTGCATTCCAGCTCCAGGGTTAGACATCGACGATGGACTACAGGCACTTATTGGCAAGATGTCATGGGATACCACTAGACCTGCAGATTCGGTCAACCGACCGCATTTCTATGTCTCTTCCGAGTGTGAAAACATTATCCAAGCGTTGTCGGAATACACGGGTGACGGGGGGCTAAAGGAAGCATGGAAAGATCCAGTCGATGTTCTGCGTTACGCCGCCATTGCTGGAATAGATCATGTTGACGAAACCAGAAATCTTGCTACAAGACAAGGAGCGGGAGGCTACTAACAAGCTATGAAGACTCAAAACAAACCGATAGTTGCCGAGGAACTTATCATCGATTGCTTAAAAGAAGCGTATCTCAAGAGGGTAAAAATGGAAGAATATGGGAAAACCCCTAGGCTTACCGAGGAAATTGAAACCCTTGAACACGCCATTCGATACATGAAATCTAAACTAAACCATGAAAACAGCACCAACTAAGAAAGCAGCAAAGCGCGGCCGCCCACCTAAAGCTAAGCCAGAACCCATTGATTCCCCCGTGGAACCTCAAGATGACACCACCTATGAGGGCGATTATCTAGTAATCCGCAAATGCCCAAACCCTAGTTGGGTAATGGTTCGCATGGATGGTGAGGCAGTTCCGGTTAAGGCTCCACCTAGGGTATCGCACAAACTAGTTGGCAAACCTATAAAAGTTGTTATGATACGCCCCGAAGTAGGCGAGCAGTTCTACGAATATTTGCCATCATGAGCGCACCAACAGAAGAGCAGGAAGAGTCGATGATCTACGCCGAGGACGGCCCTAATGTCATGGCGTTGGCTGATGCCTACGACAAGTGCCTTATTGACTTGGAGGAATACTTTGAGGCTTGCTTGCGCTCGTATGATGATCGCCGCAACCTCTGGGAAGGTAAGTCTGATGACCTCCGCAAACAGGGCGCAAATGCCTTCCCTTGGCAGGGGGCAAGTGATATTGAGGTCAATGTCGTCGGAGAGCGTATCGACGCATTTGTGGCCATCCTAGACCAAGCATTGCAGCGTTCCCACATTAAGGCGTTCCCGACTTCTATGGCATCCATGCCACGCGCCTCAATGGTGTCTGGATTCCTTAAGTGGATGCGCTCCACATACATCCCAAACTTCCGTCAACAGATGGAATTGGGTGCTAATTATCTGCTAGAGAAGGGGTTGATGGTGTCATATGTCGGATGGAAGCGTGAAAAAAGGACATATTTGCAACAGGTATCCATCGAGGAAATCGCACAAGTCTCCCCCGATCTAGCGGAACTTATTGTTAGTGGTGCTGATGACGAGATGGTATTCGGTATGCTTCAGACAGCATTCCCCGACCTATCGTCAAAGCGTGCAAAAAAAGCCATTATGGATCTTCGTAAGAAGGGTTTGGCTGAAGTCTCTGTTCCTCGCACATCGGTAGATTGCCCAGTAGTTTACTCATGCGCCCCCGATGGCGAGGTTCTTTTCCCATCGTATGTGACTGATCCTCAACGCGCTCCGTATGTATTCTGGCGCACATTCCTAACATCTCAGGAGCTTGAGAAAAAAGTAACCTCCGAGGGCTGGGATGCTGGTTGGGTTGAGAACGCTATCGAACGGCTTCGTGGTAAAGATTCCATGTATCTCGACGGCGAGAAGCTCAAGACAATCGACCGTCTGCCTATCACGGACGACAATGACCTTGTGATGGTGGTGTATGGCTACCAGCGTTTGATTGACGAGGAGGACGGTTCTGAGGGCATCTACTGTACGGTCTTCCACCCAACCACAGAAGGCTTCGCCAAACACGAACTCCTTAACGGTTATGACGACTACCCCTTTGTGGTTACGCGCCTATCGAACGACCAGAAGCGCATGTACGAAACCCAGACCTTCTCGGACATCCTCCGTGGAGCGCAAATGCAAATCAAGACCGAGCGTGATTCTCGTATTGATCGTGCTTCTCTGGCTACTCTCCCTCCATTGTTGCACCCGGCTGGTCGTCCTCCCTCTGATTGGGGGCCAGGAGTAAGGGTTCCGTATCGTCGCCTTGGTGAGATCCAATGGGGGCCACCGCCTCCAGCCGACAATGGTTCTGTTGAGGTTGAGGTGTCCATGACCGCGCAGGCAGATCGTGCCGTTGGTCTGGATATGTCCAACCCAATCTCCGCCTCCCGCCAGCAATTCGTGGTGTCCAAGTTCTTGGATCATGTCCGCGATGTGCTGAACATGGCGTGGAAGTTGTATCAGAGGATGGGGCCAGATGAGGTATTCTTCCAAGTAACTGGCAACCCTAACCCACAGGTGATGACCAAGGGTTCGGCTGATGAGAACTTCAGCATCGTGGTGAACTTTGACTCACAGAGCAACGATCCAGAGACTGCCGAGACGCAGCTCAAGAACATGGTGTCTTTGGTGCAACTCGACCGCAACGGCATCATGGATGTGAATAAGCTACTTGAGTTTACAGCATCGAGCATCAACCCAATCTTCGCCGACTATGTTCTCCAGCCTGCTGAGGAAGCTCAACAGAAGGTTCAAAAGAATGTCACAGATGACCTTGCTAAGATCTTCGCTGGTATCGAGGTTCCTGCCCAGCCTAATGGCGCACAGATGGCAATGCAGATGATCCAAGCGTATGTCCAGCAACCAGACATCATGCAACGCGCACAACAGGACGAGGCATTCGGTGCAAGGCTTCAGAAATATATGGAGCAATACCAGTTCCAGCTTCAGCAAATGCAGAACGCTGAGATCGGTCGCATCGGCACAGCTCCCGCTCAAATGGGAGGAGTAATGACCCAAGGAATGGAACAATAACAATCTCAGATAAATAACAACCAACTAACTACCTAAAATTATGTCAGCTAAAAAAACCACCAATAAAAGTCAAAGGAAATATCACGCAGATGGTTTCACTTACGACCAGAAGAAAAAATCTTTCACACTACTGAATGCGGAAGATCCATCTAGAAAAGAAATGGTTAGATCGACATTGAGGCTGGGAGGTGTCGGCCCTGAAACCCCTGAATTACATAAAAAACGCATAAATGAACGAATAGATTATCTTCATACGCAGAAAGGCGAAAGATTCACCGCCGATGGCAAAAGATTAGTTAATAAAGCTCGCGGAACCCAATCATCCACTACTCGCAAGCTAATTAAGTAATATGAAAAAAGGTAAATCATGTGGCTGCGGCCACGAAAAGATGGAGCGTAAAGGCAAGGGCAAAGGCTATGTCGAGATTGAGATCAAAATGAGCCGTGCGCCCAAGAAAGCAGCCAAACGCAAGTAACACTATCCTAACAAGGTCATTTATCTCCCCCGCTTGTGGGCTTGGCCCGTCCTGCAAAGCTTCAAGGAGATGACGGTCATCGGATTCCAAATCCGCTTCCGAGTTAACGGGCCGCCAATCTAACACCACTATGACACCAATACCGAAACCAAGCATCCAGACCGCCGTAGAAGCCCTCCGTGACCGCGAGGAATATGCCGCCATCCTTCAGTTTATCCACGATGAGCGTGAGAAGTTCTTTGGTGATTTCCGCCAAGCAGAATCATCGAATGATGTGATGAAGCTCGCAGGAAGCATCTCTACGCTGGATGAGCTACTCTCAGTCTTAGCTTGACAAACCCGCTAGAATAGTCTAAGCATTTCCCGAACCTGCTTCGGTAGGTGTTTTGTTTCGTTTCATCGTTCATAGTTTGGGAGAAGGTCACAGGTTAAAATCTGTGGCCTTTTCTTTTGTCCCATGCTACATGGTACTTAAGCATGGTACTTAGCATTACCAACGGTTAAGTTGACTTACACTTGACTTACATTTGTGACCTTTAATTAAGACAGTCACCTCGCTTACGCTCGATCAAACTTCCCTCCGAGAGGAAAAAGACACACCAACCTCTTAGGGTTGTGTTAATAAACCCTATGATTCGTGGTCTACCATGTGGAACCCCTATCTCTAGAGACCCAATTCGGTTGTGCGCTCTTCCCCCCGCTTCGGATTAAAGCCTATAACGGACGCTGGATGATAGGTTGGAATCAGAGCCAGCCGCGAGCCTAATGGTAGTGAAGTATTCTCATACCCCTTTGCCCGTCCTAATGGCTGTCTTGTTCCACTAGGAACTAGCACTTTGAAAAACAAAGGGCTAGCACGAGGAGGTCGGAGTACTCGTGCCAGCCCTAGATCCATTGCTCTACGCGCCGGAGGGGTGAATAGTGACGATGAGTCCGACCTCTCGTCAACGCCAAAATACCACATTCTTACCCCCAGTCAATAGGAAATCTTTAAGAATTTGTGACGGGATTTAAGGTCACATTTTGCGTCAAATCTTGTGACAAATTTAACCCAGTATTTATCACGGTTTTGTCAGAAAAACTACACATTATTTCTGACATAATGCGTCAAGTCTAATACCTCACCAAACTACTTGACTTAGTAAGGATTAAATGCTTGACTTCGCTCATCGCCACCGCAGGGCGTTAACCAGCGTACAAAATGACTAATACCAATCAAGCTAACGCCGAGGCTGAAGAATCGGTGGACAATATCTCATTCGAGGAGCTTATCGCTCGGAGAATTGGGGAAGCAACTGCACCAGAGGAGACCGAAGAGGAACCCCAGGATGCCGAGGAAACCGAAGAAACCGAACCTGCCAGTCAAGATGACGAGGAAGAGGTGGAGGAAACCGAGGAAGAATCCGAGGAGGAATCAGAGGAAGCCGAGGAGCAGTCAGACATAGACCTGTTGAATCTCTCACCGGAGCAGATCCAAGAGCTTGCCAAAAAAGGTAAGAGTCGCCTCCTTCAACGGATTGGTGAACTCACCGCCCAAAAGCGAACCTTAGAGGAAAAGCTCGCGGCTCAACCGCAGATGGTTCGTCAAGTCGAGGAGAACGAGATCCCAGATGCTATCCGTAAATTGGAGAGCTTCGAGAACCTCAAAGACTTCTACGACGAAATGACGAAGACTCTAGAGTCAACGGACGAGATCTTGGATGAACACGAAGACTACGGCCCCGATGACATCATCACCGTTGGCGATAAAGAGTTCACCAAGCGTCAAATCCGCAAAGCCAACAGGAACGCCAAGGAGGCACTAACAAAGTACATCCCAGCCCAACAGCAGCAGTTGATCAAAGTTGCCCAGTTCGGTGAGATGTCCAAGCAGTACTCCGAGGCAGCACGAAAAGAAGTTCCAGAGATCCAAGACGAAGAGTCTGAGATCGGAAAGAACTATAAGGTGCTAGTCGAAGATCCCCTAGTTTCTAGAGTGAAACGCGAAATCCCCGAGATTGGGATGCAAATTGAATACATTCTTGCTCATGCGGCAAGGTCTATCTTTGGAAAGAAAGCCAAGGCTATCCAAGCTGGAGCTGGGAACAAGTTGAAGGTGTCGCCACCCGCTTCCCCAGTTGGATCTGGTTCGGTTAAGTCTGGTTCAAATGCCAAAGCAAAGGTCAAAGACGCATACAGCAGGTTTGAAACGACTGGTTCGGTCGATGATTGGGTTGCCTCACGAATCGCTAAGTTAAAATAACCTTTATTTAAATAATCATTATGAGTATCTCAAATACCTATCAACCAAATGCGCCCCAGGCCAAGACTGGCACGGGTTCCGCTATTTCCAACCGCGAGGATCTCAGCAACGAGCTGACCCTCCTTGCTCCCGAAGAAACCCCGCTCCTTAGCCTTTGCTCCAAGGGCAAAGCAAGTGGTACTTTCAGCGAGTGGACTGCCGATGTTCTTTCGGCTCCTTCGACTGCTGGTATCTCTGAAGGTACGGATGTTACTGCCTTTGATGACAAGTTCGCTAGCCGCGCTCGTCTTGGCAACTACACCCAAATCTTCCGCCGCGACTACATCGTGTCGAACCTGCAACAAGCCGTTAGCTCCGTTGGCCCAGCAAACGTTGCGCAGGCTGAAGCAAAGTCGATGCGTGAACTGAAGCGCGATGTCGAAGCTGCTATCTGCTCGGACAATGACCGTACCGTTGAGAACGGTGCTGGCACTCCATACGCCCTCCGTGGCCTTGGTGACTGGCTTGACTCTGCAGGCCCATCCGATGTTCCTGCTGCTTATCGTACGCCTACGGCTTCGATCCTTGCCGCTGCTCCTACGGACACCACCTTCAACGACATCATCGCGTCTATCTACACCGTCAATGGCGAGGCTAATAACCTTACCCTCATCGCTGGTGTTGCTCTCCGCAAGGTGATCTCGAACTTCCAACGCTCGTCTGGTCAAGCCACTAGCCCTGCTGAAGCGGTGTATCGCATCAATCAAGACGCTTCGAGTAAGAAGATCACCCATGCAGTTACCCTGTATGAGTCCGACTTTGGCATCGTTAATGTCATCAATGCTAACCCATCCTGTATGCCAAACGCCAATCGCGGATATGTTGTTAACCCGAAATATCTCGGCTTCAACACCCTTATCCCAATGGGTTCGACTCGCCTTGAGAACCAAGGTGGTGGCGAGCGTGGTTTCGTGGACATGGTTGGTACGCTTGTTTGTAAGCATCCCGGCGCACACGGCAAGATCGCTTACTAATCGCAACTAAACACTAAAAGAAAGAAAATATTATGCCACAACTTGCAAATAACGAGCGTAGCCCGTTTACTGATGTCATCACCCTTACTGTCGCCGACCTTGCTGCTATCGCGGCTGGCGGTGGCACTAAGGTTGTAGCCCGTATCCCCCGTGGTGGTGCTATCGAACTCGCTGGTATCTCTACCGTCGAGACCTTTGGTACTTCCGCTGGTGCTATCGCAGCCACTGGCGCAGTGTCCGTTGGTATCTCTGGTACTGCTGCTAAGCACATTGCTTCCGCTGTCCCACCCGCCACGGTTGGTACTGCTCCCCGTTTCAACACGGGCAGTGGTTTCACCGCTGGAACCGGCACGAGCGCAAGCGGACTGGTGCAACCTATCGACATGGCCACCGCTGATACGGATGTCATTCTGACGGTTGCTGCCGGCACATCGACTGGTGCGTACTCCGCTCTTACCACTGGTAAGATCGTTCTTGGTTTCCGCATCATCGACACGGCTAAGTTTGCCTAATCACTGATGGCGGGGGGTGGGTTCTATCCCCATCCTCCGCTCTCTTCTAAACCAAACGATGATCTCTGAGGAGGCAATGACCGATGCGTTGGTAAAGGAGCTTTGCTCTGGTCGCCAGCTCATGGAAACAAAACAAAAATTCCGCGAGATTTCCGCAGCTCAAGAAGCTGACACTCTCCGTGGAGTGAAAACTGGCGCGTTGGGCCGAGCTGTTGCGGTTGTCCCTGCGCATGAGTATTTCCTAATCCGCAATAAATACGGTGAAGACGCATGGCATGACCGCGAGTTTATCCGCGACTTCCAGAAGTTTCACCCAGAACTTTCCCCTAACGCTGTTTGATGCAAGATAGATCCTACACCGATTTGTTTGACACGACTCAAGCTCTTTGCGGTGTCGTCTTTGCAAGTATTGAAAAAAGCCGTATTAAAGCCCTAATCAACAGAAGGGCGAGAAAGGCTTACAAATCCTCTAACTACTGGAGTAGGTTCATTGGGGTTGGTGAAGAAAGGGCAGTTCTCAATGGTGTTATTCCGTTTGATGAGTCTGGACTCGCTTCGGTAGACACATTCCTTCGCGTTTTTGTTAATCGCCCCTATGGAGTTAACAGCAACCAAGAATACCAGTACATCGTAGGCCCATACGGAGCTACCCTATTGGCTGGGTCTTTTGAACCAGAAGTGGCCTATGTTACATATAAGGCTCAATTTGCAATCACTTATGGGCCGGGGACTTCTGGCGGAGATCCAAGTGGAAGTGCCGCAGATGTTACGACAGTCCCATCAGAATGGTTTGATTACATGGCGCATGGTGCATACGCCGACTATCTTCGGGCTGAAGGACAGCAGGAAAAGGCTGCTGTTGCCGACCAAGAAGCCAATGAAATGCTGCTTGATGAGTTGATGCGATTGGACGAGCAACATACACAAACGGTGATCTCACCTAGAATCTTTACGAACGCTAATATGCAAATGCGTTTGGGTGGCCCATCCGCTGTCGGCGCGGCAAGCACTACCGCATCTGGCGAGCAGATTTCAGACGAATACGGAGAAGTAATTATTACAGAAGGATAACATGCCAAGGAAAATATCACAACTTGAGGTTGCTACTGATGTAACAGCATCCGACTTGATTCAAATCATTGACATCGAGGATACCGGGATGGCTGTTAGCGGAACCAATAAGAGGGCCACCGCGCAACTAATGGCGAATGAGCTTGGGAAGCTGACTAATATCACGGCTACTGGATCTACGACTGCTCGCACCTTGGCAAATCGTTTTGCGGATGTGGTCAATGTCAAGGATTTCGGTGCAGTTGGGGATGGGGTGACGGATGACACAGCAGCAATTCAAGCCGCAATTAACTCTGTTCGTGACGGAATTGTTTTAGTTCCAAATGGAGAATATGTTGTAAACGGTAATATTGTTTTCTTAATAAAAGGCCAAAACCCAATAAAAGGGGGCTTCAAACTTGAGGCCACTGGTGCATTTTTTACCGGCACTGGGAAACTGATTATAGATAGCTGCAAGCGACTTCAGATCAATGGGCTTGATATGGCCAATATTGATTTGGCTATGCGTGGTTGCTGGTGGTCTCAAATTAGAAACACAAGATTTAGAAAATTGCACATAAACGATGCAACTGGTACAAATTTTAGTAGCAACTACTGGAACAATTTTCAACAATGCCAGTTTCAAAGTGTACTAATAGACTCAGCATCTACATCTCCATCAAACGAGTTTTCTTTTGATAGTTGTTCAATGCGCGGAAATATTGGTCAAGGGTTTTTAGACACCGCCGCATACGCATTTGAATTTAACGCAAGCCAAAACTGTCAATCTTGGAAGTTTAATAATGGAGATATCAGTTATCACTCCACGTCCGTTTATAATATAGGGGCCGGTAATACATCAGGCGATATTGAGATATCGTTTAATGGTGTTTACTTCGACTCTGTGCTTCCAATTTCAACCGATAGGGAAAAAACGCGCATTAGGCAGGTGAATTGCCATCATGCAAATGGATCTATTGGTATAGGTTCATTTAGCGCGATGACATGCCAAACGCTTGACCAGTTTCGTTCTGATCGCGCATTCAAGCATGATGGGTGGACTGGTGTTAACCTTGTCCCAAATGGAGATTTTAAGGATAGGTTAAACATTTGGGTGGGATCTGGTTTGCCTATTGGATCAGCATCTGGGGCTACGGTCACTAGACAAAGTGGCGGGTTCTTTGGTAATTATTTAAACCTCAATCAAACTGCTACTACATCAAATGGAGTTCGATTTCGCAGTAAGCCGCTACCGATGCCTGGGCGGCTTACTGCGACGATTGTATTAAGGAATGCAGATGCCGGGTCGAAAACCATAACACTTCAAACTCCCGGGCCGCTAAATCCACCCGTTGTAATTTCTGATTCGGAATGGACTATTGCTACTATTACGAATAATACTATATTCAATACTGACACGACGCAAGATTTACAGGTATATACAAATGACAATACCGCATACAATGTTGATGTGGCGTATGTTGCAATTACCCTTGGTGAAGGTAGCCCGTTAGTTATTGAATCAACTGGGTTTCCAGTAATACAACATACTGAAACCTGGAATGCTCCCGATATTGCAAATAATTCGCAAGTAACAGAAGTGTTTACGGTAAACGGAGCAGAATATGGTGATTTTGTAATTGCATCTTTTTCTGGAACTGTTGGGGGGCTGGATGTGTCTTCATCAGTCAGTAATAATAATGAAGTAACATTAAAATTAAAAAACAATTCTGGGTCAAATATCAATCTTTCGAGCGGTGAATGGCGTTTTAGGGTATTCAAGTCAAAATATTTGTGAAACTAAACTCAAGTCAATGGCACATGGTCTCAAGCTCAGATAGTGTTATTTTATTTGACGGTAATATTATTGGTGTAATTTTTGATAATTTCGTGACACTATTTAATGGAGAGACGGAATGGTACGAACAAGCCCATTTAATGAACCTTGGGCGAATCACAATCTTAACAAAACACTAACACAATGGCATTCATCTTTGTCAACGCATTCAAGAGCGGGTTTGTGAGCAATCGCATCCGCACAAACGCAAACATGCAACTTCGCTGGTAATATGCAATATGTCCTAGGAAACATGCTCAACGGTGGGGGGGTTAACCCAGACGGTCTATCCCTCGACCTCCAGTTCGCCACCGACAAGACTCTGACAGCGCGGCGTGGGCCGACACCTGCCTTCACCCGTGGTTCTACTGGCACTTTTGTTGGAAGCAATGGCTTGATCCAGACTGCTGCGAACAACGAACCCCGCTTCGACCACGATCCAGTTACGCTTGCTAGCCGTGGGTTGCTGATCGAGGAGGGGCGGACGAACTTATCGTTACAGTCAGGGGTTATTGTTAATAACTCTGGTTGGGCTACTCTTGATGTGACTGCGGCAGTTAGTGGGACGGGACTTGACGGCAATAATGCTTATAAGATTAGTGAAGTTGCCTCAACAAATATTCACGCCTTAGCTAATTTGGGTGGAACTGGGGGTGCTAGCGCAACCTCGGTGGTTAGTGGAACAAATTACACAGGATCAATCTTTGTAAAAAAGGTAGTGGGGAGTGTTGATTGGGTGCAACTTACGTTTGGCTCCGTTGGATTCGGAGTGTTACAGTTTGCTAATTTTAATATTAGTAATGGGACTATCGGAAACTCTGCTGGTTTAACAGCGGGAACTGTCCCACGCATCGAAGGATTTTCGAACGGTTGGTATCGTATCAGTATGACCGCCCCAGCTACTGCTACTACCAGTTCAACCAGTAATGTGGCATTAGTTTTCACCAACAACACCAATACTACAACCCGTGCGCCATCTTATCTAGGAAGCACATCCAATGAAGTTCTAACCTCACTTTGGCAATTTGAAGCAGGCTCCTTCCCCACCTCCTACATCCCGACGACGACAGGCACATTGGCTCGTAGCGCGGATGTGTGTAGTATTACGGGGGGTGATTTTAATAACTTCTATAATCAGAGTGAGGGAACTTTGTTTGCTGATATTACACCTCAGTCGATTGCCCAACTGGCAACTGTTTTAGCTGTTAATTCGGGTTCATCCCAAAACCAACATGGAATCTACAAAACCAATGCTGCGCTCGCGGCTGCTGGATTAAGATGGGGCGCGACAAGTGTGCTTACTGGATTTGTAACTCAAGCGGCAATAGTAACAGGAACGGATGTTGCAATATCAAGATCTAAACTGTCTTACGCATACAAACTAGATGATTTTTCGTTCGCCTATGCTGGGACTATTGTAGGCACAGACACAAGCGGAACTTTGCCATCACCAACAACAATGCAAATTGGGAATAGGGATGGGACATTGCAAATCAATGGTCATCTAGCGTCCATCCGCTACTACAAAAAACGCCTTCCAAACGCGAAACTCCAAGCACTCACGGCATGACGGACTACCTCTTAAAATTTCCCGACCGCGCCACCGCAGTCCAGTTCGGGCTGGCGAATGGCTTTGCTGTAATCGACGAGGACGGCGATGAGCAAATCACACTTGCGTCCCACGAATACGCGCTTTGCATCATTGGCGAGCACAACGGCGATGGACAATGGTGGGTGCTGTTCAGAGATCTTGTGGGCATCCCGATTCCTGAGGGCGGCGAGCAGTTCATCTACTGGGCATCCGACTGGACGGTCGAAGATGACGCTGGCAGCGAGATCTCCATTCCCAGACCAGAATTTAACCCCGATGTCCCGAATGTCTTTTGGGCATAATCTCAACACATAATACAATATGAAAACTACCGCACTCGGCATCCTTACTATCGTCGCCACTCTTTCTAGCGTTGGCATTCAAATCCTCAAAGGTGGCGCACCTGACTTCATGGGCGCATTTGCCGCTGTAACCGCAGGCATCGGCCTCATCAAAGCTCGCGACAACAAATGAGCGCAGAAGCTTCTAGAGACGCGTTACACGGCATTATCGGTAGCGTAGCACCAGTTCTTGGCCTAGTGACCTCCCTGCAAGAGCAAATCGAGTGGGGAATGCGTGTCACCTCGCTGGGAATCGGCATCATCGTAGGCTTGATTTCTGCCTACCAGTTGCTTAAAAAGCGGTGAGTAGGTCAAGGTGGTCTTGACCTATGGTGTAATATCCAAACAGTCATGCAATACCACCAGATTATCGAGCTACAAAAGCGGGTAGGAGCCACTCCAGACGGGTTCTGGGGGGAGAAGTCCACAGAGAGGTGCAAGGCCTACCTCCGCAGCCTCATGCCCAAAGACCACCCGTGGCCTACGCAGGATCAAACGGCACTCACCAAGTTCTACGGCAGGGCTGGAGACGAGTCCCAATTGGTCAACCTTGCCGTCAACGACCTCGACATCCGCTATGATGGGAAGAATGTTAAGTCCATTAGGTGTCACTACAAGGTAGCTCCCAGCCTCCGCCGGGTGTTGGAGAACATCGCTAAAACACCCCACGCTTGGGTGCTTAAAGAGTACGCTGGGGTGTTTAACAACCGACCCATGCGCGGTGGTTCTCTGCCTTCCCTACACGCCCGTGGAGCCGCGATTGACCTTGCCCCAAGTACCAATCAATTCCGCGAATCGTGGCCTAAATCTGCCAACATGCCGATTGAAGTGATGGAAGCGTTTGCCAAGGAGGCTTGGCTTCCAGCAGGTGCTTTTTGGAATTACGATGCTCAGCATTTCCAAGCTACGCGATGAACATTCCCAAGCATATCCATATCGGTGGGTTGCGCGTGAAGATAGCGATTGTCGAAAATCTTGAGGATTTCGGTAGTTTTTCGCTTGACGATCTCACGATAAGCCTTAGGAAGGGGCACATCAAGGAAATGACAGACACCCTACGCCATGAAATGATGCACGCCGCCTTCGCTATTGGAGGTATCGCACATTGCAAACCTTTCGAGGAAGTGGAAGAAGGTGTTTGTCGTTGCCTTGATCACCTGTTTTTCCCAGCTTGGGGAAGACTCCAACAAACAAAACTAAAACAATGAGCTACAAAAAGTTCCTCGTCGCAGCCGATAACCATGGTTGCCTAGTTTCGGAAGAAGCTAAAAAGAAGATACTCGACTTCGCCAAAAGCTGGAAGCCACATTATAGAATCCACCTTGGTGACTTCATTGACCTTGCCCCATTGCGGAAAGGAGCATCCTCAGAAGAGCGAGCGGACGGCATTTCCGACGATGTTATGATGGGCATGGAGTTCCTCAAAGAGTTCAAGCCTAACTACCTCACAATCGGGAACCATGATGATAGGCTAGCCCTGCACTCCACAAGTTGCTCTGACGGCATGATCCGCGAGAGGTGTGCCGCCCTGTGGCGCGACATCGAGGATGAGTTCAAGAAGCTAAAGATTACCACCTGCCCGTACCATGTGAGCAAGTATCTCATGTTGCCAGAAGGTGGGCCGAAGTTCATCCACGGGTTCCGAGCCACAATGTACCCTGCTAGGTCTCACTACGAGAACTGGGGGCCATGCATTCATGGTCATGTCCACAAGCCAGATGTCTATGTGGGCCGCCATGTTGACGGACAAGCAGCCTTCTCCGTTGGATGCCTTGCTGATATTGACCAGCTATCCTACGCCGATAGAACACCAGCTAAACTAGCGTGGCGTAACGGATTCCTGTATGGCATGATCAACGAGAAGACTGGATCATGGCAGGCGTGGAATGTCATCAAGGAGGGTAACGACTGGATCTCCCCGATGGGCATCCTGTAGTCGATCACCAACATCAAACCAATGTATCCGAACGACAACAATGAAAACGAACAAAGCACTAACCGCATTAGAACAAGCGTTGAAATTAACGGCACTTGAGTGTCCTAAACGTGACGATGAGTTCACTACGTCCGAGTTTGCCGACAAGGCGGACATGCACCCTGAAAGCGCACGAAGGCTACTGCACCGCGCAGTAAGAGATGGCAAGTTCGTCATGCGTAAAACACCCAAGGGGTATTACTATTCCCTCGCGTGACGGGTGTGTCCGATTAAGCACACATTTTGGCAACTTATCGGCTGGAATGCCACACATTACATCGAATTGTGTGCAATCGTACGCAATTATGGACGGAATATGTCCATTTTCGCATAAGAAAAAACCTCCCTTGGTGCGCATCGTGGAGAGGCGTGGGAGGTGTTGTTGACTAGATGCTACCCTGCTTGCGGTAGCTTGTCCAGTTGAAGTGTAATCCAACCCCGTTCTCACGGATTCTATCCAGCACAGCCGCTGATAATTTAGAGGCAAACTCCTCCCGCGAATGGTTGGAAATGAGTATGGTCGGCCTTTCGTTTTGATAACGAGCGTCGATAATACTGGTGATCTTCCTATCCTCGAAGGGAGTTTCGCCCCGCTCCTGGAACTCATCCAGCACCAGCAGGCCTGCGTCAGTGTATTTCTTGACTAAGGAAAGCTCCGATTGCTCCGAGTCTGGACGGAATGTGTCCTTGATCTCCATGAAAAGGTTGACCGCTGTAGTGTAAATAGCGGGTCTTTCCTTCTTGCCGGCGTTCCAGCCCATACCCCCAATGGAATAATGTGTGTCCTTTGGTGCGCATTTCTTGGCTAGCTCGTAGGCCATGCGGGTCTTGCCCGTGCCATTCGTCCCGTACATCACCACAATGCCCCCAGAATCGATTGTAGCGAGGGCTAGGCGGTAGTGACTCCACCAGTCGTCTCCAACGCATTCTGGGGCATCCTCGTAGCGTTTAGGGAAACCTTTGAGGGTGTTCATGCCTTGCGCCCCCTTCTACGGAATGAGGCATCCAGAACATCCGTGAGCTGGTAGAACTGCCGCTTGGCCTTGTACTCGTCCCAGTTGACCTCTGGGGTAGGCTCGATGCCCTCTGACTCCTGTGTCCTAATCAGCCTCTCGACCGCGCTTGAGAGCGAGCAATCCAGCCTCTTGGCAAGGTTGTCTACCCGCTTGAATGTCTCAACCGAGAGCGAGACTCGGATGTTAATCTTCTTGTCTTGGAGCTGGTTCCTCCTCCGCCCCGACCCGAAGCTGAATTTCCGCTTCTGGTTTAGCTTCCTGTTCGATGGTTGTTTTTCTAAAGATTCGTTCATAGTTTTCGTTGTATCGTTTCGTGTCTACTCGTCTGGGTGAGTCGCCCTTTCCTGCACTCATGGTGGTTATTGTACTGATTTGCTTGATTTACAAGACCATTTCAATGAGTCAATGTAAAGTTTCTCAATCTCATCTGCGCTGGCATTGTTTTTGATCCAATTAGCTCTCCATGAAATCACCCTCACATTGCCCTTTGTATATCCAAGCTCGGGAATAATCTTGTCAAGTGACGGGCTTGTGTTCTTGGGTCCGTCTGTCGATATTTCTATTCCTAGAACTGGGCAAATTAGTGGTATTTGGATGTCGTTTATGTCAATATCAAACTGCAACCCACTAAGCCTAGCTCTGCTTTTTGCAGCATAAAGAAGAGACTTCTCTGGGTTTTCTTTTTTGTGTTTTTTGACGAACTCATTTATCCTTGCCATGTTTGCCCTCCTATAGGCATCTTCGCAAGACTTGCAGTTTCTTGATTTACCATCTCTTCTGAAGTTGAAGTCTAATTTTAGCTTCCAGCTTTTACATTTGTTGCACCAGTGATGTTCGTTGCTTGGCTGCTTTGGTCTATTGAGCTTATGATGGCATGGGTGGCATGACCTTGTCCGATCAAGGCTGTCACATCTAACATTTGTCATTGAACCGCAATGTGGGCATTGACATTCGTAATAAGTCCTTTTCCCAATTCTAAACGGACCGCTGACTATGTGGTCTCTCATCGCCATACATCACCTCATAGACTTGGACCCGCGGCATCTCCACTTTTTTCTGGAAAGTCTATTTGGTGAGTTTTCGTCGTCCTTCCAGTCCCCTTTAATCTTCGCGGAGCGAGCACAATACGCATCGCCTTTGTCCGTACCTGGCCGAATCCTATCGCCGCCGTCTGCCGCTTTACCCGCCTGTCCGTACTTAACCGTCTTTGTCCTACCCGTCTCTGGGTTCTTTACTACTTTGGAAAATCTCTTCTTCATATGTATAAATTGTATCAGATTCTACGGGAAATTCAATAGTCACCCTTTAGCTCCTTGATGCCGCGATCTAGGTTGTCTTGTCGCCATTGGATGCGCTTGATTGCCGTCTCGATCTGGTCTTCTAGGTCTAGGGCTTGCTGCCTCCAGCGTTGGGCTTCCGCTCGCCACAGATCGCGCTCTGCAATTAGCTTAGCCTCGCGCTCCGACCCCATGCCGAGGAGTCTAGCCTGCTCCTCGCCTTCCTTGCGTTCCTCGTAGAGTTCGTCTTGAGCTTTGGCTGCGAGTTCAACTGCGTATTCCCATTTATTTTGCCAGCCTGTGATAGCTCCACGATGGAGTCTGGCTTCCTCCTCCATGTCGCCAATGGCCATCAGCACATCGTCGATAGCTTCTCCGATTTCCCGTGGGTCTGGTTGATCCATACCCTCATTGCCCTTGCGCCACAGGTTATAATCACGCAGCACTTGAATTGCTTTTTCAGTTTTCATGGCTTCGCTTCTAGTCTCTCGATTTCTTGGAGTATTTTGCCCACAGCCTTCGCGATGTAGGGCCATTCCTCAACATTGAACTTAATGGATTGCTCATCCCCCTCTTGAGGGAATTGCTTTATTTCAATAAAAGGCCCAGCAGCTTCATCCACGATGCTAATTTCAGTGGCTTGGTAGCTGAAGATTGATTCGCCTTTTGGCAGTACTGTTATTCTTGATGTTATCGCATTCATAGTTGTTAAAGGTTCCACCTTGCCGGACGCTGGGTGGTGCAGCGACAATGAACTAGGCTACCGGCATACCCGATTGTATTAAGCGGCAAGACGATAGCGAGCAAAGATCTTGCCATTCTGCTTTACGCTGTCCGTAAGGATTGGGAACCCCGCATTGCGAAGCTCGTTGATCCGTGCCGATAGCCTCATGCATCCCCATTTATTAAGGGCTTGCAGGGCAGTGATGGTCTTCCCCTTGAGGAGCCATGATTCTAGTTTGTGTGATACGCTCATAGTATTAGTCTAGTCTTGGTACTTCAAACTCGAATTTCTCATCGAGTTCCATCATAATTGCTGAGTGAATCTCGCTTTCCAGCAAGTCCTCGGATGGTTCATCTGTGTGCTTGTAGGCGCGGCGTAGTCCGTAACGGATTCCGTCCTCCACGCAGTTTCGGATTATCACATATACTCTAGGTTTCATTTTTTGTTGTTGTTTGTTGTTTCAGAACGGCTTGGAATGCTCTCTCAGGGATTCCTCTGCCGTTAAGACCTGTCTGACCGCACTCACGAAGGATCTAGCATCCTCCTTCGATGTCAATCCAGAAAGTTCCTTCTCAAGGCAGTAGATACATTCCCTACCACCCCGTGCTTGATTACCGCATCCATTACAGCATACGGAGAATGTCGATGGCCACCTTGGGTTCTGATACCAGATGTCTGCGATGAGGTTTTCAATCTCTTGATACTTCTTCATGTTTTCTAGATACTTATTCCTGTGACCCATCGTCATTCCGTCAATGATCATGGCTCCCTCCTTTCACAGCGGCGAGGGCTTGTTCAGCAGTTCCGACGCATCCATAGCAATCGAGACGCCCCTCGAATTTTTGCAACGCCTCCGCCAGCCTGTCGCGTTGTTCGCGTAGTTCGTAGACCTCCCTTGGTGTCCAGTCCACATCGCATCCGCATTCGCAACTGCATCGGGCTGAACATTGGCAACCTTCGCCCGGTATGTATTTCTCTTTCATTGTTGCTTGCTTCCGTAAAGTGCTATAAGCTTATTCTTTTTTCTGGATGCCATTATTGACTCTCTTTGGCTATCGGTCCACTTTAATGGCCTTTGCTTTATACCTCTTGATCTGGCTATTCTTAATACTTGTGATTCACTTATATTAAATTTTTCCGAAAGCTCTTTAGCTGTTATTCCTGTCCGCTTTAGTTCGCATAATTCGTCCCTCTGCCCATCATTTAGTTTTGCATTATTATTGTCTGATCCTGTGAATTTATGACGGTGTATCCACATTCCGTTTCTAGTACCCCTAGCTTTTTTTTCTGGCGGACAATGAGGGAACTTCAACCTTCCCTTTTTCAGTGCGTCCTGCATATTGTCTTTTTGAGTGCCTAGAAATAAATGGTCAACATTACAACAAGCTGGATTATCACATTTATGTAATACAAACAAGCCATCCGTGATTTCCCCGTTTTTTAGTTCCCAAGCGAGCCTATGTGTTTTTTGTATTTTGCCATTTATTCTTACATATCCATATCTCATTTTGTGGCCAGTCCACTCCACGCATCCGTTGCTGTTCTCAACCAGCCTTTCATTCAATTTTTGCTCTATTGTTTTCATACGGATTGTATTCTACGCCCATATTCTGCAATTAGCAAGGCATCAGAACTCCAATGCGTAGCCTTCTTGTCTGGGAACAGCTCCTGTGCCTTCGCCTTGGAAATGTTCTTGTTGCCTTTCGTCATGCAGCCCATAGCCTTCTGCCAGACTTGTGGGCGCACACGCTCAAAGGGTATCCCTGCGGCGGTGAGTGCCATCTCAAGGTTGCCGTAGCCTCGGCCAAACGAGAAGCTGGAGACTACGCCCATCTGCGGACTGCTGGACACTTGCTCGATGTACGCCTTGTACTTGCGCCCGTCAATCGCTGACCTAGGGAAGTTAGTGATGTCGCGAATAAGCTCCCACAAGTCCTGCAAGGTGTCTGGCATCTTCTCGACGCAAGACTTCCCTCGCTCGTCAATCCAAGCGATTGCGCCACTTGCGCCGACATCAATTCCTATCGTGATTCTACTCATACTACAACTTTAGGTTTAGTCTCCTTGCATCAAGCTAATAATCCGCCGCTCAATATCGCTGATTTGCTTTTTAAGATCGCGAATTTCATTTTCTTTGTCATTTTTCTTATGCTCTTCCCACCAAGCAGAAAGCTCGGCGTTTTCCAGAAAGTACGATGGAAATGATGATTCCACTTTTTTACACAGACTGCAAAGCATCCTAGTTAAGTTGTGAATCATAGATTCAAGGTGCTCGGTAACAACATCTTTAGGATACTGCTGAGCAGGGAAATTTTTTTTATATTCTAATCCATTGAGGTATGAGTCCCAGCAAGGCATATTATTCGTTCCAAAGTTTAAGTTTTAATTTCTTCGCCAGTCCTATCACAGCGTCCACCTCTGTCTCATCGGAGTTGTTGAAGCGAGTTTCAGTCTTGTACGCCACCCATTTCCCATCATCGCGGCGCATTGTCTTGATTCCCTTCTTCTCCTGCCACTTGAGGCGCGGTGAAAGCTCTTCTGGTAGGTCGTTAAATAGCAACTCCATAGTTTTTAGCTAGGCGTTTGAGTGCTTCCATTAGTCCGCTCTTGCGATGCTTGGGCGATGCCAAGGCAGACATGAGGGACACGGTTAAATGCGGGTCGCTGCCAATGGCGCGAACGGGTTTGTAGATTTGTTTTAGTTTCATAGTGTTATTCTTTGATCGTGTTTAGTTCTTTTTTGTGTCTCCAGACTTCAAGACCCCTGCCAGTATCCACGAGGGAGAAGTTGCATCCCCTCATGTCACGCAGGACGGTGCGAAGCCATCTCATTTCGTGCTCGTAGTCTTCTCTGTATGGGCGAGTAAGCGGGACATGACCCAGTTTCTGCGCCTCCATCGGTGTCAACATTTCAATCATAAGTGTTATCGGAAAGTGGTTTGCCCTGCGATGAACCCTCGGGCCAAGGGATGGATACCCATCTTGTCATCACTCAAGATTCCCACATGCTAAAAGGGGACATCGTCGAGTGGATCATCCCACTTGTCGGGATGGAGAGTCGCCTTAATCACGCTTGGCTTCTGTGCCTCCCAGTCAACGATCTTGCAGTTTCCGAGGATCGGGCCTTTCTCTCCTGCGGCTTTGCGCTCCTTGCTGATCTTCTGGACTACGAATCCATCGTATCCGTACTTGTCCTTCTCCTCACGAATCAGAACCGTAACGGAGAGGTACTTCTTCCCGTTCTTTGGTGACTCATACAGAGCGGTCTTGTCGATCTTCGTTGTGTCCAGGCTAATGTCTATTGTTTGCTTCATGGTGTATTGTTATTTGATTGCCCACTTGGGGAATGAGAGTTCTTGGATTCCTTCAACTGCCTTGGGGAACATCTTCTCCGAGACACATTTCTGGTATTTGGCTATGGCGTTCATGTATCCGATTCGCCCTTGTTCGATGAAATCACCGGACAAGTTGACGATTGCGGTTTCATAAGGCGCAGATGTTTCGACAAAGGCAAGCACGAAATTCGTGCGCTCCAGCCCCGTGGCGGCGTTGAACAGGTCGAGGTAGAGGGCGGCTTGCCAATGGTAGCCTCGG